GTAAACGATTTAGCTGCGTCATTCCCAGCCGAGAGGATAGTAACTACCCTCCCATGACTGAGTGTGACAGAACCACCGTCAGCTAACGCACCACCTATAGTAAGTGCTGCGTTATTTCCGACACTCGCTGCTGCGGAGATTCCATCTGCATCTAAGGCTACTGTGTCTGCGGTTATAGTGACCGCTTTTACATCTGATCTAGCCATAAGTTACCCCTTAAATAATACCTGTAAGGTTAATTAGTGAGTAGTCAGTCGTTACATTAACAATCATAACTGTACCAATCACTTGTATTACATCTCCTGCTGCTGGCCCTACTGCTCCTGCTGCACCTAAAGGCACTGCATGGTTGCCCACAACTAATGTACCTGAAGTTAATACAGCTTGTGGACCTGATACTGCAAACCAACCATAAGCACTTGCTGCCAT